CGGCCATCGCGAGTGATAGTTAATGGAAAGATTTTCCACATCATTTTAAAAGTTGTTCCGTATGTTCATAATTCTTAGCCTCGTAAATAGTCTCTAAGGAACCTAGTAGAAAAACGGAGACTAAATCGTTCTTTCGATTAACGGATCAGGAAAATCTATCTACTAGGTTGATGTTATTGTCTTAGAATTCCTTGTAAGTTGTCAACGTGTGAAGCGAAACCAGCGAAACCGCCATTCATCTGTATCCAATTGATAAAATTGAGTTGTGCAGTTTCACGCTTGTTAAATTTTTTGTTGTGGTTCCACTTTTCTTCTTTACATTCAACAGCGGTAAAGACCGCTACAACATGTCCTACCATTTCAGGAGTGATCAACAGACGAGTAAAGCCAATTAAATCGGAAGAAGCGATCTTATCTTGGTGTTGTTTAGAAACGTTACCGAGTCCGAAACGAACTACGCGACCATCTTCAGTTTTTAACATTCCACAATTATTTCTCATTAGATTACAGTCGTAAGTTTTCGCTTCGATCTGCAATTCTTGTTGTACTGTTGATTCTGGTTTCATACATGTAGACTCGGATTTTTCGGGTGTTTTAAATCTTCACGAATCTTATTTAAGCGTTCATCGACACTAGGTATTGGTGGTAAACACTCCCCATCGTAAAGTGATCTTGCAGGTTGTACAGGTTCGTTATTTAATTTAACGCTCGTTTCTTGTTTTTTTAAATGATCAATCAAAAGGTCACAGTAATGTTTAACCTTTTCCAGGTCTTCAACACCGTTCTTAAATTCGTGACGACAGATATATTTAATAACATTTCCTTCAACAAAACCAAGGTTGTTGGCAAGGATGAATTCAATTGGTTGAATTTTAAATTTTTTGTAGTGGTTTCCACCAACTTGTTTTTCTAGTGATTTCATTACCATAATCTCATCGTAATAGGTTCAGCACCATCGGTGTCCTTGGCAACGTCATACGTCCAACCACCGTTACCGTCATTTGCCGTACTATCAAAAACACCCCATGTGTGTTTAATATCTTTTTTATCTTTTTTTGCTTCCTCGATAATTTCTTCTTCAGTCATATCGTCACCCCAACCTTCATTACTGAAAGCTTTAACAAATCCACGCGCTATAACGTGACCTCTCATTAATGAAACAACTGGATTGTCTTCTGTCCCAAGTGTCACGGTTTGTTGAGTGTGATCAATTTCGTTTAAGTTTTTCATTCTTACTCTCCTTTATTTTATTATAAATAGAAATACGATTACAGCGACGATAATCGCTTCAAGTGTTATCGAGTCCATTAATAATCCCTCATATCTTCTAATTGTGTTATTAAATCTTCCATCGTTTTCTTAGGTTCACCAAGGGCTTCAGTAATTGTTTGACCGTGATGAATATAAAATTTCTTGTGAATTTGCCTATCAGTGTAACCGTAATGCGTTCGCAAGACTCCTGCCCAATTGGCGATCACTTCAGCTAACTTTCGTTGCGTATTGATTCGCTCCATTTGTTTTCCCGAAGCTCTTAAACCAGCAGTAGCACCAGCAGCGTAACTAACTCTTTTACCGACTTTTCCAGGGTCTTCTAACACCGCTTTACCTTGTAACTCTGCTAAAGTCTCAGGGTCGAGTAACATTAAGTCACCATCAACTTGTTCTGGTAATATTCTATCTTTCGGTGAAGAACCAACAGGGCGCTTTGGTTCAAAACCGCACCATGGACATTCAGTTAATGCTCTATCGTATGGAGAGTTACAAGCAACGTTTCCACATATCTTTAAGAAGTTTAATTTTTGACCAGTCTTTTTAATCCGATCTAAAGTCCACTTACGAATTTTACAAGGTAGTCCATGCTCCATCACATTACCAACGTGATCAATAAGCATCATATAATCTTTGTCTGGTGCTGGCCTTAACCCACGACCACACATCTGCAAGAATTTTCCGAGACTCTTAGTTGGCCTGGCCATCGATACGCACTCGATACCTGGAACGTCTAGACCTTCATCGAATAGGTCTACGTTAATGAGAACTTTTAATTTCTTTTCTTCAAATTTTAAAATACCTTCAAGTCTTTCTCTATCACTTGTCGTTCCGTTAAGTTCTTTAGCAGGTACATTAAACTCATTAAACTTATCTTGCATCTGTTTCGCTGTATCGATGTCCGTAGCGAAAACGATTGCTTGCTTATCCTTGGCAAACTTCAAATAGTTTTCAACAACATCACCGACAATACGAGATTTCTTGGAAGCTTCTTTCATTGCTTGCTTAGAGTAATCTGATTTATCTGAAGCACTTTTCAAAAATGTTTCGTAATCACTCTCCGGTATAGCAATTTTATATTTACTTAAATAATTATTATCAATGAACCATCTGACAGGTGGTCCTTCAACCATCACATCGAATAGACCGTCAGCGTGAGAACCTAAGCCTTTTCTGTCGAGTCGTTCAGGTGTAGCAGTTACACCAAGACCTCTAGCATTTTTAAAATAACTTGCCGCTTTTCCCCACTTGTTTTCTTTTAGTACGTGGGCCGCTTCATCTATGAACCATTGTTGTACGCCCATGGCCCAATTTTTATATTGCTCGTAACGAGCGATAAGGGTATCGACAGATATTACAGTTACCAAGGAATCAGGTTCGTAGAATTGCTTTTTAAATATCCTTCGTTGAGCGGCAATGATACCTCTAACGTCTTTTCTCGAAGCGATGATATTGTGGTGTATTCCAAACTTAGCTAATGTCAATGATATTTGTTGAACAAGTTCTTTACGGTGAACCATGACCGCTGTTGAGATATTATCTTTTAGACAATCCCATATTATTGAACACATGAGGACGGTTTTTCCCGAACCTGTTGCACTCCGCGCCATTACGTTGCGGTGTCCATTTTTCCAAGCATCGTAAACGTCTAATTTTAATTGATCCTGGTAAGGTCTTAAATTTAACATGTTAAGAACTATGAAATATTTTCTTGACGATTGGCAAGCGTTTATTTATTTATTTAGAAAAGAGATTTTCAAAAAATTCAAAGGAGACTAAAAATGCATTTACACACCGTAACGGTAAAGGCCAATACTTTACCAGAATTAAAAAGTAAAGTTTTCGATCTTTATAAAGAAATGGAAACGTATGGCAATAACGGAGTTGCTGAAACTCTTGAAGCACCTCAAGAAAAAAATGTATTTGAAGATGTAGCACCAGCCGCCACAGTTGCGACACCTAATGCACCAGTTGAAGAAACACCAGTTTATGATACAACTACCGTAAACGCTGCACCTGCTACAACAGGTGACGTAGATGCTGAAGGTATTCCATGGGATAAAAGAATTCACGCAAGTTCAAAAACTAAAAAAGCAGATGGTACTTGGAAGTTACGAAGAGGTGTTGATAAAGATTTAGTAGGTAAAGTTAAAATAGAATTAGCAGGTGGAACAACTACTGAAGCTGCTGCACCTGTAACAGCACCACCACTACCTGCAATGAATGTTGGTAACGCTCACACTCTTGAATCGTTTACAAAACAGTTCCCTTTAATCGTTGCTAACTTAATTAGCGAAGGTAAGTTAACTCAACAGTACCTAAACGAATTAAAATTATTTTATAAGGTTGACGAAATCTGGGACGTTAATGAAGAATGTAAAGCACAGATTTTTAATCAATGGGTTGAGTTTAATTTAATCAATGCGGTTTCAATAAACTAATGAAAATATCTTGTTCAAAATTGGCACGACCAATGGTCTGTGCAGGTTTTTTATATTTAGATTTACCAAAGCTAGATGGCGATACTGTTTTCAACAAAGAAGGTACTGCTGCTGGTGAATATCTCGAATGGAGATTAACCGGACAACACATACGAGAAGTTGCATCTAATAATGTTTATATCAATGACGACATGAAGTTTTTCGTTGATCCAATAGTAGACGATATTATGTCTAGGAAGGCAGAGAATTCGCCCGTCCTATGCGAGACACGTATCGATTGGCAAACAAAAGCAGGTGTAACGATTAAAGGCAGATACGATGCTTGTTACGTTGATAAAGAAGGTCGTCTAGTTGTTGAAGATTTGAAGTACGGTTTCGGTATCGTAGAGGTTAAAGAAAACTGGCAGTTTCTTGGTTATGCTATTGGGGAAGTTATACGAAGAAATCAAAGTTTTCCTGCAATCGTTCTACGTGTGAGACAACCGAGAGCGCACCATGAGCATGGGCCAACACGCGATTGGGTTATTAGTTACCAAGAGCTAATGGATTATCATGCTAGAATCGAACAACGCATGATGGACATTGTTTCAGGTGAAAGGACTCTAACAACCAGTAGTCAATGTAAGTATTGCCCTGGTGCTGCTGAAGCTTGTCCTGCCTTTAATCGATTGTTCCATCGTGCTTTGGAAATCAGTACAGGTTTTCATCAAGATTCAATCACCGATGAAGAACTTGCTCGTCAGTTAGACGAAATTAAAAGAGCAGAAGAAGCTATTAAGACTAAGAAAGATTCCTTGGTAGAATTAGGTTCTTTCAGAATAAGAGAAGGTGCAATCATTCCTGGTTACGTTCAAACTAACAAGTATAGTAATAGAGCGTGGAAAGATGGTGTTACACCTGAAGCTGTTGAAATGATGACAGGAAAGAACATCACTGAGCGAACTATTATGACTCCTGCAAAAGCTGAGAAAGCAGGTGTATCTAAAGAGTTAGTGAAGCACTTGTCAGAGAAAAGATTCATCGGTGTTAAATTAGAAAAGAAAAATGCAACAGAAATAGGAAACGGTATTTTCGGGAAAGAAAAACCACAAATGGAGGTAAAGTAAAATGACTCAAGCTAATGGTCAAAATTTATTAGTGCAAGGAAGAATCGTATGGGTTTCAGGTGATCTATTCGAAGGAAAACTTAAACTAGATTTCACAACGAAACAACCTGTAATGGAAAAAGATGGTGTTACACCTGCTAGAGAATATGGATTTGGTTTAGCAATTCCTAAAGTTGACCCTGCTACAGGACAAAACACTGAAGCTTATGTTAAAGCGTATCAAGCGTTACATGGCGAAGCTATGACACTTTTTCCAGGTGGAAACTTACCACCAGATTTCGCAATCAAATATAAAGATGGTGATACGGCCATTGATCAAAGCGGAAAAAAATATTCAGAACGTGAAGGATGGGCAGGACATATTGTTATCAGTTGCACCACTCGTATTCCACCTAAGTTTTTTGTATTCCAAGGTGGTAATAACGTTGTTGTTAATGAAGGTATCAAGTGTGGTGACTACGTTAACGTTCAATTAAATGTTAAAGCTCACGCCGCGCAAGGTGCAGGTAAAGCAGGTTTATACGTTAACCCAACAGCGGTTCAACTTATTCAACCTGGACAAGCAATTATTAACTCACCGTCAGGTGATCAAATCTTTGGTGAAGCCGCCCCTGCCTATGCAGGTAATGTCGTTGCCGATCAAGCTCCTGCGATGCCACAGGTCGGGGCTGGCGCACCACCCATGCCAGGTCAAGCAGCACCACAGCCAGGATTACCACAGAACCCTACACCTCAAGCTGCACCTGCTAACTACGATGTACTTCCAGGTAACTTACAACCACAACCAGGATTACCACAGAACCCTGCGCCTCAAGCTGCGCCAGTTCCAGGTAATGATCCGTATGCGCAACAGGCAGCGCACATGGCCCCTCCTGCACCGAACGCTCAAGCTCCTGGTGTAGGTGCGGTTAATCCACCAGTTAATAACGGTGGTGTACCACAGCCAGGATTACCGCCAATGCCTCAATAGTATTTAAAGTTTGGTGCGAAAACATAACGCTCGCACCAATAACCGCACCTGCGTCTAAACTTCTTTGTAAATTGGTTTTTTAGTTCAGATAGCATAATGATTCATTTTCGGGCGCAGGTGCATTTTTTAAAGTAATAGTATGGACACGAATTACCATGTTTTCGACCTCGAAACTTATCCTAACATTTTCACGTATTGTGGAAAGTTTGTAGGTGCCGATCAAGCTTACGTTTACGAGATAAGCGACAGGAAAAATCAGATTGATGAATTAATCAATTTCCTTGGCTACTTAAAAAATAATAAAATTGAAATGGTTGGTTACAACAACATCGGTTTCGATTATTTAATCCTACACGAATTAATGATTAACCCTCATTCTTTTTCGTATCAAAAAGCATCTGAAATCGCTGATAAAATTATCAACGGTCAGAAAAGAAATCAAAAAGTAAGAGGTATCGCTGTCTATAACAGACTCATACCTCAAATAGATATTATGAAGATATGTCACTTCGATAACAGAATGAAGGCGACATCATTAAAACAATTACAAGTTGCAATGCGCTCGGAGTCTGTAGAAGATTTACCGTTTGACATAAGACCTTTGAATGACCAAGAGAAGGATAAGTTAATTGAGTACAACGTTCACGATGTAACGGAAACTGAAAAGTTTTTTATGCTTAATGAACACCACGTAAAATTAAGAAGAGAATATTTAGAAGACGGTGTTTTTAACGATAACAGTGATGTTTTAAATTATTCAGATGTTAAAATCGGTACAGAATATCTCATCAATAAGATCGGTAAAACCAAGTGTTACGCAGGTGGAAAACCACGACAATCGTTCCGTGACGAAATACCTTTTTCAAGCGTAATATTACCGAAAATATTTTTTAGAACCGAACCTTATGAAGGTGTCCACGATTGGTTCATGCGACAAGTAGTATTCATGAGTCAAAAGGAAAGGCCATCAGCTTCGATACCTTTATCAGGTTTAACATTTCACTTTGGAGTAGGAGGCGTTCATGCGTCAGCAGAAAATAAAGTTTTCCACACTACCGAAACCCATCAAATTATTGATGTCGATGTTGCTGGTATGTACCCTAGTGTTGCTATTGCTAATGGATTTGGCCCTGAACATCTCGGTGAATCTTTTACGATGGTGTATTCACAGATTAAAGCGGATAGAGCGCGGTATGCGAAGGGTACTAGTCGAAACAAAGCTTTAAAACTCGCAGGTAACGGAGCATACGGAAACTTCAATAACAGTTACTCTCCGTTATATGATCCAAAATGCATGTTGTCTGTCACGCTTAACGGTCAATTACAAATTGTCCAATTGGTAGAGATGATGGACTTGATACCTGACTGTGAACTTATCCAGGCCAACACCGATGGTATTACTGTAAGAGTAAATAAAGATTACGAAAACATTTTTACGTTTTGGTGTGAAGAGTGGGAAAGAGAAACAGGACTTGTTTTAGAACGAGTCGATTATTCTCGCATGTGGATACGTGATGTTAATAACTACATGGCCGAAACAATGGACGGTAAATTAAAACGTAAAGGTGCTTATCAGTATCCTAAGTCTGTTGAAGATTATGATGGTTTTTGGAACAAGAACTATTCAAATATTGCAAGTAAGATAGCTGTTGAAAAAGTCCACACTGACTCTTGGCCATGTGAAGCTGCGATTAAGTTAGTAACGAATCCTTTTGACTTCATGTTGTTATACAAAACGCCTGGTGGAAGTAAGTTATATATCGGTGATGAACCACAACAGAAAACTTTGAGGTATTACGTATCGAAGACTGGTCAACCAATGAAAAAGATTTCACCACCAAAGGGTGAAGAAGGTCAGTACAAACGTAAGAATAAATT